AATCTTTCGATGACAGCACATCAATGTTTTATTCTTGATCCAGAAGATTATGTAAAGGCTACTAATGTAGGAGAAGTTACTGCTGTTGTTCATAGTCATCCGACAACACCTCCAGAAGCTAGTCAGGCAGATAAGGTTGCGTGTGAACAAAGTGGACTTCCGTGGCATATTGTTAATCCTAAAACAAAAAAATGGGGATATTACGAACCACAGGGATATGAAGCACCTTTACTTGGTCGGCAATGGGTATGGGGTATTACAGATTGTTGGAGTTTGGTAAGAGACTATTACAAACAGGAAAGAGGTATAACTCTAAAAGATTATGAAAGAACTATTACTCCAGAAGAGTTTATGAAAGATCCTTTATTTGAAAGTTATGCTTGGCGAACAGGATTTAGAGAACTTAGACCAGATGAAAAGTTACAAACTGGAGATGTTTTATTGATGAGCATTTTAGATTCAACTTTAAATCATGTAGCTATTTTTCTTGGAGATGAGGTATTACATCATTTAACCGATAGACTATCTTGTAGAGAACCATATTCTCCGTGGTTATTAAAATGCACAGGAAAGAGGTATCGTTATGCTTCGTAAAATAAAATTATATGGAGAACTTGCAAAGTTTGTAGGACATAAAGAATTTGAAGTAAAGGCAGATACTTTGGCTCATGCTGTTAGTTTTCTGATAAATAATTTTGAAGGTGTAGAAAAATATATGAGTCCAAAACATTATCAGGTAAAAGTTGGTAATTATGCAGTAGATGAATCAGAGCTTTCTCATCCTATTGGTCAGGAAGATATACATTTTATTCCTGTTATTACTGGTGCTGGTAGGGGTGTTGGAAAAATATTACTAGGAGCAGCATTAATTGGACTTGTATTTATGACAGGTGGTGCAAGTTTTTCAATGACATCAGGTTTAACTTTTAAAAATAGTGTTTTAGGTGGTGCTTTTCTAAATAAAGCTTTAACTTATGTAGGAGGATATTTACTATTAACAGGTGTTAGTGAAATGTTATTTCCAATGCCTCAACCTCCTAAATTTGAATCAGAAGAAGATCCTAGATTATCATTTAGTTTTGGTGGAACGCAACAGACAGGAAGAGCAGGAACTCCTGTTCCTTTAGTTTACGGAGAGATATTTACTGGTAGTGTTGTAATAAGTGGA